GAGAGTTGCTGGTCAGACGGCGCATGTTCGCACTGTGAAAGGATTGGTGAGTCATGAGTTTGCCCGCACAGATCGAGAACATGAGACAGATCGTGCAGTCGGCAGGTGCAGAGTTCGCACAGCTTGCGCAGATCCATGGTGCTGTGAACTTTGAGCGTGAGGCATCGTTCGCGATCGGCATCCTTAAAGACAAGCCATTCTTGGCTGAGGTCGCGCAGAACAATCCCGACGCCTTAAAGCGCGCGGTGATCAATGTCGCAGCCATTGGCCTTTCGTTGAACCCGGTTCATCGCCTTGCGTACCTTTTGCCTAGAGACAAAAAGATCATACTGGCTGTGTCCTACATTGGACTCCTGAAGCTTGCGACAGATTGTGGCTCGATCAAGTGGGCGCATGCTGATGTTGTGTTTTCGAATGACAAGTTTGAATCGCGCGGCCCTGGCGTAAAGCCGATCCATGAGTTCAATCCATTCAGCGAAGCGCGTGGTGACTTGGTCGGAGCCTACTGCGTTGCAAAGACTGCTGACGACGAGTTTCTCACAACGACCATGAATATGCTTGAGATCGAGTCCATTCGTGATCGTTCTGATTCGTGGAAGGCGTACAAGTCAAAGGGCGTACAGACGCCATGGCTCACAGATAAGCATGACATGATCAAGAAGACGGTGATTCGAAAGGCCTATAAGTCGTGGCCGATGACTGATCTTCGCAGGTTTGATGAGGCAATTGCGATTTCAAACGAGGCAGATCCGATCGACTTCAATGCTCCGGTGCTCGTCGCGTCGAACTCTGAGCGTGAAGTGAAGCTTTCTCAGATGCGCGAAATGCTCGCCGAGCTAGGCCGCACAGAAGGGCAGTTCGTTGATCACGCCGTGAGAACCTTCGGGCGCCAACTGTCGTCGATCACAGACTTCACAGAACAAGAGATCCAACGATCAATCGTAATGCTCAACGGGTTTATAGACCAGAAAGCCAAGACATGAAGACCAGAGAACAGATCGCGGCACTCCATGACACGTTTGCTTTGCGCTTCGGATTCAACGCGAACCTCGCACAACAGGCATCGGCTGAGTGGTTTCGCGTAAAGCTTGGTGTCATCTCGGCAAGCAACGCTGCTCGCGTCGTGGCCAAGCTCGATTCAGAGACCCGGGCGACATACATGGCTGAGCTTGTGTCGCAGGTATGCACAGGCCAAATGGAAGAGATCAATTCAAAGTACCTTGATTGGGGAAATCAGCACGAGGACGCGGCTCGCTCATCGTATGAGTTCATGAAAGGCACGATCGTTGAGGAGTTGCCGTTCGTGTTCAAAGATGATTCGTTTCGCGTTGGCTGTTCGCCTGACGGTATGGTCAGCGATATCGACGGCTATCGTGGAGTTGAAATCAAATGCCCGTACAATCCAATGCACTTCGTCCGCTTTGCGACCGACGACAAGATCAAGCCTGAGTACGTTTGGCAGTATCAATTCTGTCTTTGGGTTATGGACGCCGACGCATGGGACTTTGTCCAATATCATCCAGCCATGAAAAAGAACCCGATCAAGGTTCTGACTGTTCGCCGCGATGAAGAGAAAATGAAGGCATTTTCTGACCTCATTCCGCGCTTCGTTTCAGATATGGACGAGATGCTCGCAAAGCTTAATTTTAAGTGGGGAGATCAGTGGGCATGACCATTCGCCGAGTCGTTTACCTGCAGTTTGAAATCAAAGGAGCTCGGCACGTCTTTGGGTTCTCTCAGGACGTTGAGCTTGTGTCGCACTATGTGAACGGTGAAGACCGCACGAATGAAGGCAAGGTCGCAGGCGATGCAATCGTTGCGCTCGAAGAGCGTGGCGTGAATCTCCAGGAGGCAGTCGGCCTGGAGTTCTCTCGGGCGTATCGCGCAATTCAGCCAGAACAGAGGGCGCAATGATACTCAACGTAGAAGTGCCGCCATCAGACATCCTTGAGCAGTTATCGCCGCGCATGATTTCAGAATACTACAAGTGCGTGAGCGACATGGATCTCCTGCTGAAAGAGATCGGCGTTGATCTCATGGTTCAACATTTAAAGAAGCATTCATCGCTCGATCAGGTGATTGAGTTCCACGGCGATGATGAGCTCGCGGAATACCTTCGCGGGTGCGGCTATGTGGTGACAGAAAAAGAAAAGGCATCTTGAACCAAATGTGCATGGAGTTAGTGTGATGGGTGAGAAACAGCTTGAGAGATATCTGTCGATCGAAGAGGTCTCAGCACTTCTGCAAATGCCGAAATCGACAGTCTATCAGAAGGTCGCTGAGGGTCAGATCAAAACATACAAGCCGGGAAAGAAGATCCTCTTTGACCCAGAGGATGTCCGGGCATTCGTGAAAAGATTCGTTCAGAAATGAAACTTGATCCGATCAAAGGCAAAGGATGCGAAAACCTGTTCAGGCATCCTGAGTCTCAAATCATTTACTTGCGCATCTCCCGAAAAGGTAAAGGGCGCATCGAGTGGTCAACCAAGACGACGGTCTTAGGTCAGGCGAAGATCATTGCCGACAAATACCGTCTCGAGTTCTTGGGTGAGGGCACGATCAATCGCGGGCGAAAGCTCTGCGGCGAGCTGTTCCCTGAGTTCATTGATCAAAAACGGATCAAATCATCAGCAACGGTCTACAGTATCGAGAACACTTGGAAGCACCTTGAGCCGTTTATCGGTCGCATGCTGCCAGAAGAGATCGACGAAAAGTGGTGGGAGTCGGTCTACATCCCGCAGAAACGGCGCGAGACCGCTCCAGATCGAAAGTTCTTTAACGACCGCAAGTGGCTGTCGATGTTCCTTCTGTCGCTGAAACGCATGGGCGTGATCAAGAAAACTCCGGAGCTGATCAATCCTGATCCGGAGACGGTTGCTGGCCGAGTTTTTACTAAGAGCGAAATCGAAGCACTTTTATTTCACGCGGACGAGGACCTTCGTCTTCAATTACAGATGGCGCTGACGATGGGAATGCGCAAAGGGGAAATTCTCACGCTTGAATGGGCGCAGATCGACTGGAAAAAGCAAACCATACTATTGCCGGCCCATAAAACAAAGATACGGAAAGCACGAAAGTTTCGAGCCTCGGCTGAATGTTTTGAAAAACTCAAGGAGCGCCACAGGCGGAGTTCGTCGATCTGGGTATTCCCGTCGCCTGTTGATCCGAGCAAATGCGTTGGCGCGAGCGGCAATAAAACGTCGTGGACGAACTGTCGCGCCCTTGCCAAGGTGTCGGGCCGGTTCCATGACACTCGCCACACGTTCCTCACGAACGCCTTTAAGTCATCAACCAACCCCGCTTTGATCTGCACATATGCCGGTCTTTCGCTCGAAGAGGCGTCGCGAACCTATCTCCATTTATCAGAAGACGATACCGCTCTAGTCGCCGAACTGGTCAGGTTTTAAATGCGCACACAACCAACACTCGAAGAACGATTCTGGCAGAAAGTTTCTAAATCCGATGGCGACGGCTGTTGGAACTGGACGGCCACATTGACTGCGGACGGATACGGACGGATCGGTAACGGTTCGGGAAAGCTTTTAAAGTCAAACCGGGCATCATGGATGATTCATTTTGGACCGATACCTGATGGAGCGTGCGTTTGTCACCGGTGCGACAATCGAGCATGTGTTCGACCAGATCATCTTTTCTTAGGAACTCAGGCTGAAAATGTCGCCGATATGATGGCAAAAAAGCGCGTCGCGCGAGGTGAGCGTCGCGGCACCTCATGGTTAAGAGAGCACCAGGTAATTATGATTCGGCGCATCTATTATGAAGGCAGATTGAATCAAACCGAAATCGCGACGCTGGTCGGTACCTCGCCAGACAACATTTCTCGCATCACTTCTGGGAAACGATGGTCGTACCTTGCGGATGTCGATCACCAGATTGCAGGTGACGTGTGATGAAAAAGCATTGCGGGACAAATGCGGGACTTAGGTCGTATCTATTTGATACTGCTGTCGAAACCTCATGCTTCGGGAGCAAGAGGTCGCAGGTTCGAATCCTGTCACCCCGACCACTTCAACTCACTAGAATCATTCGAGTTTACCTAGGGGAACGTCGCCTTGTCGTCGCTCCATTCACTCCAGTTTTTACCAGTTATTTAGGCTATTTTTGGGCAAGCATTGCGGGAGAATTGGGGGACCGCCTCAATCCTGTTTCGCCTCTTTCGACACGTCTCAATCTGCTCGATCGAGCGGTCTCAACACGAGATCCGTGCGGCTACATATCGTCATCATACCAAAAAAACTCAACTCGAACACAGCAAAGTTTTGCACCGCCGGGGGGCGACAGTGGCACGTATCAGAACCGTTAAACCTGAGGTCTATCGACACGAAGGATTGTATGAAATCGAGAAAAGGACCGGGCTTCCTATCCGCCTTTTTTGGATTGGGCTGTTCGCCGTTTGTGATCGCGAGGGCCGGTTCAAGTGGCGACCTGGGTCCATAAAGCTGGACATCCTTCCGTTTGACGACGTGGACGTTTCGGCGATTCTTGAGGCGCTTTGGACTGCTGGGTTTATCGTTCGATATCGATCCGGAGATGATGAGTTCGGAGTGATTCCGACATTCTTGCAGCATCAGGTCATAAATTCACGTGAAGCCAAGTCTAGCATCCCATCGCCGTCAGATCAAAAGTGCGAAGTTATCCTGCACAATTCACGCGTCACTGAAACGCATGTGCATGCACGTGCATTACATGTGCACGCACAAGGGGAAGGGAAGGGAAGGGAAGGGAAGGGAAAAGGAAGGGAAGAGGAAGGGCGCGTGGTCGCGCTTGCTCCCGCCAATGATGAATCATTGGGTGAGCCGACATCAAAGCCCAAGAATTTGTCTGAGCCGATTTATCCGAAGAACGAAATCGAACTTCTCCGATTGCTGCCACAGCACGTTCTTGAGAACTGGACTGTGTTATACCATGACGCCGAGTATCTAAACCGAGAACTCGTGAAAGCGTGGGGCTACTACAAGCTGAACGCAAGGAAAAGGCCGCAGAATCGCCGAGGATGGGCCCAGGCGCTTTCAAATTGGTTCGAGAGGGATTGGGGCAGGCACGTCTCGAAGATCGCAGGAGTGAAGCCTGACGACGCCAAACTGGCCGAATGGATCAAGGCCGGTGAAGCCACTTCGCAAACCAATCCGCAACGAACACTCGAATCGGTTCTCGCAATCGCCGGAGGGAAGGCGTGACGAGAGAAGAGTTCGCAATCCAAATGGACCGACTCAAGTCGGTGTACGGCGATCGGTTCTATCCGATGGAACGCATCGCGATGATGTTCGAGCAGCTCGGTGAATCACACGTCGAGCATCTTTCAAAAACGGTATCACGCGTCATTTGCGAGCAGATGAATCCGCCCACTTTGACGAAAATCAAAGAAGCTCTCGTGCTCGTTCGGCAAGAGTATCAGCTTGATGATCCGCTTGACGACATGCGTAAGTCGCTCGCGTCGGGTCGATTCAACACATGCTCTCGGTGTTACGGCTTCGGAACCGTTGAGATCAGAAAGAAATCAGAGAATCTAAAATACGCCTACGCCCGAATATGCACTTGCGGCGCCGGCGTCGAGGCCCAGCGTCTCCCCGAAAATCGACGTCTACGTCGTTGGGATGATGATCCAGACGTTCTCCATCATGGCAGCCCGAAATATTACGACGACTTCAGCGAAGGACTAGCAAGATGACCCCGCTCTTCACCTGCTCAATCCCTGGCCGCGTCGGAATCAAAAAGAACCGAACTCAACGCCACTACTCATTCCGGCTCAAACGCACAATCACCATGCCGTCAGACAAGTACCTGTCATGGGCGCGCATGGCGATGCCTTATGTCGTTCAATCCAGAAATCACGCCGACACTATCTCAGATCCTCTCGAAGCGCACTACAGGTTCTACTTCAAAAACCGTGCGAACGAAGCCGACGTCTCCAACTGCATCGAAGGATTTGCCGACCTTATGCAGAAAGCCGGTGTCATCAAAGACGACCGACTCATCATGCGACTCACTGCCGAGAAGTTCTTCGGAGAAGAGCCCCGCGCAGAAGTTGAACTGTTCCCATTTCAATCAAACCAAAAAAAGGAAAACAAATGAGCAAGATCGAAAAACTATCAGACGCACAAGTAGCACAGCTCGCAACATACAGAGACAAGTGGCTACAAATCGGACTCGACACAAAGCGCGCCAATCGTGATCGCGCAAAACTCGCCGTCATTGAAGCATATAAAGTCGCAGGTCTCGACGCGCCAAAGATATTCATTTGGCTCGATAGCCCACATCAAGGAGCAATCGCAGCCGCAATGCTGGCTGATTCCAAATTCGGGCCAGCGGTGAGGGCTCAGGTTGGGGCTCAGGTTGGGGCTCAGGTTGGGGCTCAGGTGGGGGATCAGGTGTGGGATCAGGTTGGGGATCAGGTGTACCGCGCTGCCTATGGATCTCAAGACGCCAACTGGCTTTCGTTCTATAGCTTCTTTGCTGATGTCGTTGGCCTTGCCTGTGCCGAGCGTTTGAGACCACTCATGACGTTGGCCGAAGAAGTTGGATGGTGGTGGCCATTTAAAGGCGCTGTTGTCTTCACTGAGAAACCAACATTCATCAAACGAAACGACCGCTTCCAGCTCCACTGCGATGACGGCCCAGCGCTTCAATACGCCGACGGATTCTCACTCTATCGAATGAGTGGTGTCCGCGTTTCAAAAGAGCAGGCCGAAACGCCAAAAGAAAACTTCACGCGCGAAATGTTGATCAATGAAACAAACGTCGATGTCAGGCGCGAGATCGTTCGCAAGGTTGGGATCGAAAAGGCCGTCGACCTACTTCAGGCGAAGGTGATCGATTCTGAGGAGTTTAAAATCGGAGGCAAGTACGAGCTTCTCGCTGTTGATCTCGGTGACGGTAGAATTCGTCCCTACCTCAAGATGCGAAACCCATCAATCGATGCTTGGCACATTGAGGGATGTCAGCCCGGTACGACAACGGTGCGCGACGCGATCATTTTCAGAAACAAATTAACCAAGTTCGAACTTCCAATTCAGCTCACATAAAGGAGAGAGATATGTATGCGCAGCAAGGTGATCAACTGTTTTTTAAAACTGAGACACTCCCATCAATCCCAATGGAGCATGTGAAAGACGGCGTTCTCGTGCTGAGCCCTGTCACTGGCCACGCCCATCGCGTTGTCGGAGGGCTCGTTCAAAAGAGCGGCAGTCAGTTTTTCATTACAGGCCCGGCGCAAGTGTTCCACGAGGAACATAAGACACTTGATATTCCAGAGGGTCATTGGCGCATGGATACCGTTCAAGAGTTCGATCATCTGACAGAAGAAGCAAGAAACGTAATTGATTAACTGAGTAGCGTTGGGAATTTCCCAACGCTGTGTATTTGGAGACAAAGAATGACCTACGCGAAAGGCACACGAGTTATTTGGAAGCCAGTCAAAGCCAGAGCGAGATGCTACGGGCATCCGATTGCGACTGCACCGATTCCTGTTGAGATACTCACGGGGCCAGACGTCAACGGACACTATGCCGTGAAGGTGCTCTGCAACAAAGCCAAGGCTTGGCTGAATCGGCCGAAGTACACAGTCGGAGAAACCGCACTCGTGAGAGGTGACACTTGAACAAAATTGAGCCCTTCGCGCTTTTAGTATGGGGCTTTGTCGGCGCGTTTATCTGGTTGTTCTGGAGCGCTGTGATCAAGATCGTGGTTGAGGTGATGAAGTGAACAAACCAACGAAGATATACTTGGTGTGGGAAGACGACAATGCCTTTGAAGTCGGTGGGTACTTCAATCAATACGACACGCTCACACAAGCGGTTCAAGCGTATGGCGGCCAAGCTGAAGTCTATGTCGCAGACGTCAAGCGCCTTGGCCAGTTCAAGATGCAGACGAAGTGCGTGCGCGTGAAGAGTCGAAAGAAGAAAGTGAACAAAAGCGAACCTGAATAGTTTTGGCAATGCGAGCGGTCGGCGTTGAAGCTGTGGATGTTTACTCATGGAGTAGACTGATCAACCACTGGAGAACGCACGAGCAAGAACGTACAGTGTGAGCGACGATGATATCCCGTCTTACGAAGCACTGTGCAGGATTCGCGCCCTGCACCGCTCGCCGAGCCTTTTGATTGGAGTGATATGAAAAGACTTGAGCTGAAACCCGACGGATTTAAATGCACACTAGCCGAGTGTCCTCCAGGGCTTTTCCTTTGCGAGGATGAGAACATGGTCGGAATGAAATCAGACTACGGCGACTATTATCTTGCAATCGACGGTGACGCTTTTTGGGGCGGGACTTCGTCGAAGGAAGATCGTGACAAAATCGTCGTCCAACCTTTGCGCTATGAGTGGGTGAAGCCATGAGAGACTGGAATCAATTTTTCACAGAGCAGGATTTTAAAGAGCTGATCTACAGCGGAATAATTCAAGAGCGCAGAATTGAAATCGCAGAGCGTGCGAACAAGATTCTCCGCGAGGCCATCGAGGCAGCGCCGAAGGTTCACGGCAATTCCGAATATGACTACGGCTGGACCAGAATAAAAGATGCCGCGGACGACATGTCTGCACGCATCGTCAACGTGAAGCGGATTGAGAAGGGGGAGGCGTGACTACCGACAAAGCGCCGCGAAGGTGTTTGATGACTTTCGATGGCGAATATATTTTGCGCTTTAACAAATTCCTACAGCCTACTGCAATTGAAAAAGGTCAGCATGAGTTTGTTCTAGCCTCTGACTTCGACGCGCTCGAAAAGGAACGTCGAATTCAGGACATCAGGATTCAAACTCACGAGACCTGCATGGCACAAGTTGAGGCCGATAACAAAAGGCTAATTTCAGAGCTAATCCGCGAGAAGAAGAAGGTTGAGAAGTTGCTTGGAGCGGTCGTTCAAGTGAACCACGGAGAAGGGTATTACTCTCACCACAAGGCGATATTCCAATATGACCATCCGGGACAAAGCCGAGTAGTGATTCACGCCGGAGAACAGTTTGAAGCAGAAAGCGAAGGTGCGCAGTGATCTACGACGAGATCTATTTGCTAAAACCAATGTATGAAGATATGCGCGGCGGTCCCGGATGGTACAAGCTCAAATGGAGACCGCTATGGAAGAAGACGCTTAACGTTTACAACGAGTGGTCCTTTAGATCTTACGGCTTTGGCGTGATGTGGTGGCGCGATGATGCCGACAACGGATGGAATAGATCATACAAATGTATCAGGGTTCGGATAACTCTCATCAATTTCACCATCTCTGCATGGATCAAATGGGACTACATGGTTCATAGGGATGTACTGTCGGAGGTGCGCGGTGAGTGAGGTCAGACGATACAAGCATCAATGGATTGAGCACGGCGTTGACCATAACGGTCAGAATATAGAGATCGACATGGAGGCCGATGTCGTAGACGCTGTCGACCATGACCGAGTCGTAGCAGAGATGCAGAAGCAGATCGACAAGGCTGTAGACCTTTGTGAAGGATACAGATTGGCCGAGAAGCTAATACGCGAAACATTTTGCAACACTGATTCTGAGAATAGAAAGCGCATCGAGAGGCTAGAGACGGCGCTGCGGTTTTATGCGACTGCGGACATCTACAATTATGTAAGCGCACACAGTCCATCTAAAGCCTGGTTAGACCAAGGGGAGACGGCGCGCGAGGCGCTCGAGGGGGAGAAGTGAAGTACAGAACAAAGCCGGTTATCAAAGAAGCGCATCAGCTTACGTTTGAAAACATGAAGCGGCTTAGAGAGTGGTGTGATGGCCGCATTTGGTCCAGACCGCCATGCCGAGCAATCACTGGCATCATGATAAAGACTCTTGAAGGAGATATGTGCGCAGATTTTGGAGACTACATCGTCAAAGGAATCAACGGCGAGTTCTATCCGGTGAAGCCAGACATCTTCGAGAAGAGCTATGAGCCGGTTGGTGATGAGTGAAGTCGATATGGCTTGACCGTATGCTGTTCGAATCACCTATCCATTACGCCCTATGCGTTTCACAAAAGCAGTTCGATGCAGAGCTGAGGCGTCTCGGCAGGACTCCAGAGCAAGGAGTAAACGACGGTGCTGGAGCAACTACAAATATCTTCCAAGCCCAAAATGGTAGGCTCTGCGCGCTCGTCTGCCTATTCGATCACTCATTAGACTACGAGCAGATTGCGTCATTGCTGACGCACGAAGCGGTTCACTTGTTTCAAGAAATAAAAAAGAACATCGGCGAACGCGATCCATCGGCCGAGTTCGAAGCGTATTGCATTCAGCGGATCACTCAGAATTTATTGTACGCTTACAAGGATCTGGTGAAGAGAAAGGCGATGAAGAAATGAAACCAGGCAGAGAGCTCGATATGCTCGTGGCTGAGAAGGTCATGGGGTGCAAAGTCCTGCGAGCTACTGACGAAGGGCTTTCTCAAAGAGAATATGAAAGACGAAGACGATGGGAAAATGCACGATGCGGATGTGCTGGCAGCATGCACAACGATTCAGATGATGAAGGCTGTTATGAGTGGCTTAAAGAATACTCAACGGACATCGCCGCAGCGTTTGAAGTGGTGGAGAAGATCAATTCATCGAAAAATAAATGGCTCCTCAATTCTCTCCGATGTGATCCGAACGACGGCAAATGGCAGTTCGGTGATATTGATAGAGACGGTAGTATCTGGCCTGATGATAAGTACGACAGCGCACCGCACGCGATCTGTCTCGCTGCACTGAAAGCTGTTGGGGTTGAGGTATGAAATACGACGACTATGGGTGCCTAATTAGGGAGAAGTACAGCGACAGCGATGGGGTCAGGTTCTATGTCGGAAATCGTGGCGACTCGTGTGCTGAATCATCGCGTGCTGTGATACTTGGCGACGACAGGCCGAACACGCTGTGCTTCGCCGACAACATCGGATACCTGCGCCATCCAATCCTTAGAGATGTCGACGGCTGGAATCATGCTGACTTCTCAAACGATCAGTTCTTGCCGCTTATCATGGCGTTCATTCTTCGGAATGGCGAGGCGCCAAGACCAAGCCTATTCATTCGAGGCACGAAGACCGTCGTTTCGATTGGCGTGATGGCGTTGATGCTCAAGCAATATTGGCTTTTGAATATTGCGAACATCATTCAGGGATGGCTGTTTAATCTCAAATGGCGCTGGTTCGACAGCGACGCACTTAAAGGCAAGCTCTGGAAGTTCGAGCGCAGTGATGGCCAAGTGCAAGACTGGTTGAATTACATTTGCACCTACGTCTTACTAAAGCGCCTTGGCAAGTGGGCTACGCTGAATCAGCCAAAGGAACGCTGCATGGCTGCGGTTCGCAAGTATTACCTTGAGGGGCCGGACGCTGAGCCGAACGCGGAATGGATCGTGGATCTGTACGAGAAGAATCTCAAACCCGGAACCCAGCCCGTCGAATCACTTCGGTAACGTCACAGCCGAAAATCTTCGCAAGCTGTACCGCATCGGAAACGAACATCGGCTGCTTGCCGTTGATGATCTTATTGAGCGATGCCACGTCCATTGGACGGCCTTCTGAGTTCATAAGCTTTGGCGCAAGCTGTCGCTGACTGCCTTCCGGAGTCTCTTCGACCATGCGCTTAAACCACTCGGCATCATGCTTCATTGACCCAGTGTGTCCTAAATCCCAACGGCCGGCAAGTTGACAAGTCTGCAGAGTATTACTCTACACTGTAGGGATAAGCCCAACGGCGGGGGATACTGAATGCGATTCATGCGGCCAGCAGAGTACGTCATCTATGCGTTTGGCGGCGTCACGGCCGCTGCGAACGCGATCGGGCGGGACAAAGGCTCAGTCTGCGCATGGAAGCGCCCGAGATCCCGTAAGGGCGCAAATGGACAGGTGCCAGGAAAAGCGCAGGCCAGAATCCTAAAGGCCGCAGAAGAGATGCAGATAGACATCACCCCAGAGGATCTGGTCATCGGCAGGATGGTTGGCGATGTCTAAGATCTTGGTGCCAATGCAAGACGCCTTTTGTCGCGAGTACCTTGTTGACCTCCACGGTCAGAACGCAGCGATCAGAGCCGGGTATTCCGAGAAGTCGGCAAAGACCCAAGCCTCAACCATGCTTGCTGATCCGGCAATTCAGGCCCGCATCGCCGAGCTCAATCAGGAGCGGCTTGCACGGGTTCAAGTGGAATCTGACACAGTCTTACGGGAACTGTTGCGGATCGCGACCTCCGATATTGGCGAAGCTTTTAAAGATGATGGCAGCTTAAAGCCACTCAAAGAAATCCCAACGGACGTGCGCCGGGCGATTCAATCAATCGAGGTTGACGAACTGTTCGATGGCTTTGGTCAAGAGCGGACGCACGTCGGGTACACAAAGAAACTCAAATTCTGGGACAAAAACAAGGCGCTCGAAATGCTCGGGAAGCATTTAAAACTCTTCACCGAAAAGCTCGAAGTGAGCGGGTCGCTGACTCTTGAGGCCCTTGTCGTTGCCTCGCAAAAGAAAGAAATCGAGGGGGATTGATGGCGAAAATCATGATCACGGTCGAGGACTCAGCCGACGGCAAAGTGAAGATCGAGGCCAATCCCACGTTTGAAACCGCGGCAAAAATGATCAACTCAGGCGGAGAGGATGTCACCGCGGCCCATGGTTACGCCATGGCAATGATCAATCGGGCCAGAGAAGTATCAAAGTCAAATGCACCAGAGACGACCATTTGGCTGCCTAAAGTAAAGCGTCTTTAATGATCGATCCCGTTGCCGCAAGAAAGATACGCGAGTGGCGGCGAGATCCGGTCATGTTTGTCCGCGACGTCTTTCAAGTTGAGCCAGACAAGTGGCAGGTCGAAGCGCTGTCAGTTCTTGGCGGCGACGCAAATCCCAGGCGCAGACTTGGAATGAAAGCCTGCACAGGTCCCGGAAAGTCAGCCGTTCTCGCATGGATTGGATGGCACAGACTCTCGTGCTTTGCCGACCGCGGGCAGCATCCAAAAGGAGCAGCGCTTTCGGGCGAGGGCAGAGACAACCTTCGAGACAACCTATGGGCTGAGCTTTCAAAGTGGCAGAGCCGCTCACCTTTCTTAAAGAGCGCGTTCACATGGAATCAGGAGCGCATCGCCGCAAAGGACCATCCGGAGACTTGGTTCCTTTCGGCCAGATCATACGCAAAAGACGCTGATACCGAGGCCATTGGGCGCTCGCTGTCGGGCCTTCACTCTGAGTTTCCGTTCATCCTGCTTGACGAGATCGGCGCCATGCCGCTCACCGTTGGACAGAAGGCGACTCAGATATTCACTGGCGGCGTAATCGATGGGCTCATTGCTGGCGCCGGGAACCCGACCAGCACCGTCGGACTCCTCTATCATATATGCACATACGAAAATGAGCAGTGGGCAATCATCACGATCACAGCCGACCCCGATGATCCAAACCGCACACCGCGCATCACTGAAGCTCACGTCACCTGGCAAAAGACTGATCTTTGTATTTGCCATTGAAGTTGGTGCAACCATTGGCGGGTTGACCATCTTCTCAATCGCTTGAGCCTTCTTTTTCTGCATGAGCTGAAGTGCTCGGATGTCGCCAAGCGCGATCATTCCGGGACACTCAGTGCCGTAGACGTCTTCGCCTGTTACTTCCCAACGCGGGCAAAGCACCGGGAAATAGTCATAGCCCATCTCGCGGAGAATCTTGTCTTCATCTCCAGCGGATTTTGATGAACCCTTCTCGTAATAGCACGAGCTGAACTTCTTGTGCTTTGATTCGACCTTCGAATCATCGAAGTCTTGGTTCGGGCGGATCATGTGACAGACATCAACCCACGCCTCGCCGTGTCCGCTCTCGTACTGTGATCGAACTGAGTTTGAGATATTGTCCCAGATCACCTTGCCGGATCTGTCGCGAACGCCAAAGCGATCGACGACCTGACGGACTGTCATCCGAAACTCGCGATAGAATATGTCGACTTTGAGTTTGTCGTTTACTGCGATCGCGTATGATCCGATCGGGAAAACATAGAACCGCATGACGTCATCGAAGTCCTCCTCGACCATCATTGCGGCTGTGCCGAACACGCCCATATCGCCGTAAACCGTAGGCAGGACATTGTAGAGGTTCGATTTGATGAATGTCGCACTCATTCGTTCTGTAACGATATGAAGCCAATCCTTAACCGGTCCCGACTCCATATATTGAGGATCGGGAATTGAGAGACGAAACCATGGTCTTGCGGGGGAAGTGACCCCGGACATCATGCCAGAACGGAGAGTCCGGGCGGCCATGGTTGCCGTTGCGTCAATGATCTTTTGATTCTTTCGGTCGCCCTTGTTGTTTTCTGAAGTCGTAAAACGCGGGCGGCGCGGAAGGATGTGCTCGCCAAGGTCACGCCAATGCGACAGAAACGATGAGCGTTCGTTCTCAAGCTGTGCTCTGAGGATATCGAACTGCTTTCGTTTTGTTAGTTCGTTCTTAAATCCCGACATCTATTGTCCCAACAGCGTCTTGCGCCCAGGTACATATCCATTCGGGACACCGCTCGGACCGGTCAGAATCGTTGACGAACGGCCGCCGGCATTTGCTGCCATCGATCGTTGTCTTGCGCGAGAGAGGTCACGATTTTTGATCATTGTCTGCTGTGCCTCGGCCGACTGCCTGTCCGAGATAAGCCGATTGACGTCGGCCTCCTGCTTCGCTGCCGCCGCTTCCGCGGCTTGTTTCATTCTTTCAGGCGCCTCGATTGCATCGTTGACGGCCTTGGCTCCGGATACCGTTGCGTCAATGGTTGGGCTAACGAGGCTGCCAAGCGGTTTGCCGCCGAGTTTTTTTGCGATCTCACCAATTGGGTTGGCGATTTGCAGAACATTTGAAACTGAAGGCATCCCGCCCATATCAAAGCTCCATTAAAAAGCTGCGTTCTTGCAGCCTGAATCCGTTTCGGACCATGAACTCATCGCTGACCGGACTATGTGATTCGAGATTGCAAGTGATCCAATCAGCGTTCTCTGCCCCAAATTTCTTGAACTCTTGAAAGAGCATGAACCCAGCGCGAGTCCCGCGGTGATTCTCAGACACCCACCAAAACGTCTCTGAAAGTACGGTGATGTCGGGATTGAACATATGCGGCGAGAGAACGCCTGAGATGAACCCAACCGGGCCATGTGTGTCGTGATGAGCGATCGCAAAGAAATGGTCGCGAATGATGATCTCAAGGCCATGGGTCGCCATCGCTTCGTTTCCGAGCAGCGATAGTTTTGTGCCAAAGAACTCAGCGAACTTTCGAAGTTCACTGAGCAGCCAGGGGATGTCGTCTACTGTTGCGCGCTTGATCGAAATGGACATCTGAGGCCAAGTGTAGAGTATTACTCAACGCTGACAAGTCCTAAATTATAGATGTGCGTTGGGATTTTACGGCTTGTCGGCGAACGGGTCCCAGTCCGATATGACTTTCGGCTGATTGAAAAGCGAGCTCATCACCGAGGCCTCGCGGCTTGGCATCTCGGGCATGGCGAACGTGAGACAAAGCGCATCGGCTAAGTCAGGGCTGAAGCCCAGACGCTTTTTGATCTGCTCTTTTGGCTCGAGCAGAAACTTGCCGCCTGAGAATGAATAGGTCGGCGCGATCAATTCTTTCTTGAGCTCTGGAAGATTTGGCAGGGCCCCGGCCCGCTTCACCCAGTCGGCCATCAGAAACCACATCTCTGCCCGTTTGTTTGCGTACCGGTCATCGATGGCTTTACCTGCGAATTGCACCTCAACCGGGCTGTGGCCGGCCTGAAGCAGCTGATCGATAACGCCAGAACCATAGCCGCCAGTCCCGTCAATGAGCTCGAGTTCTGACTTCCATTTGAACTTTGCCTGAGCCACACGAGCTGCGATCTCAGGCGTTCTCGCTCCGCGCATGGTCACTGGCTTAAATGCCAGAAGGCCTTGTCTTGGAAAGATCACGGTGCGGTCATCGCCGAAACGAGCGACGTCAATTCCGAGCCTTTTCTGTGATCCGGTAACGGCGTCACCCTCAGCGCGTCTGCACATCGAGGCTTCGACCTCATCAATACTTAGGAGCGTGTTGAATCCATGCGGAGGGAACAGTCCAAGGATTGTCGCCATGACCCATGGGTTTGATCGCCCATAGATTCTGATCTGTTCTCTTGCGTGCTCAATATCAACGCGCGGTGTGCGGTTTGGATCATCGGGGTCGGCTGTGATCGTGATGATTGCCCACTGCTCATTTTCGTATGTGCATATATGATAGAGGAGTCCGACG